TATTGTATGTTGACAGTTCCGGATCACTCGATGTATCTGGCAGTGTTGTTGGATCTGGTACTGCGATAGGGATATATAATCTTTCTTCCGGCATCGTTCGTATAGTTGGTAATGTAAATGGCCCATCTTTAGGTCAACCTACATATTCTGTCTACAATTTGCTAGGCGGTACTATCGTAGTAACAGGAAGTGTTTTTGGCGGAAATTTTAATTATAATGGAAAGTATGGAATATACAATGCAAGTTCTGGTAGTGTATATGTATCAGGCAGCGTAACCGGCGGCCAAGGCGGCCAATCAGCAATTGGGGTCGCAAATGTGTCTATAGGTACTGTAATTATCGATGGGATGGTAAGAGGGGGAACAACTTCATCTGATGGAGGTGCTCCTGCATCAAACTATGGCGTTGTAAATTCATCTACGGGTTTATTAATAGTTCGGGGAACTGTATCTGCTAGCAATATTACTGGCGGGGTATCATCAACTAATGCCGCAGCAACAAACATATTCACAGGCCCATTCTACAATACAGGTTCATGGAACGCAGTATACGCTTACCGTATGCAAATAATAGATCCTGCCTCCACTTCATGGCGTTTTGATACAGAAGTAACCGGCGGTTCAAAAACACTTTACACTGCAAATCAATTACCTGGAGTACCTCGTCAAAACAATGTACGAAAAGGCGTACAATATAATTTTGGATTAACTGGTTCTTTAGAGATGCCTGATCCGAGTGTTGTAAAATCGGGAGTAGCAACGGATAACACCGTCGGTTCTGCTATATTTACAGCACAAGATATGTTCGATGTATTAACCCAAGATATAGCGCAAACAGGAAGTATAGGAGAGACACTTAACAATGTTTCAACCGTACAAACTGTAGCTGCAACTGTATCTGCATTTAAAGTTTAATTATGCCAAATAGATGGGCAATATCTTCTGGAAATTGGAGTAACACCGCAATATGGAGTGGTAGTTTAATTCCTACAGCTTCAGATGATGTGTGGGCAAATGGATTCAATGTTTTCATAGACCAAGATATTACAGTAAGAACCCTACGAAATCATCCTGTAACTACACCGGTTATTGCTCAAGGTGGTAGTTTTATTACAACTGGCAGTAGAACAATAACGTGCACATTAACTAATGCTGGCGGTGCTGGTAATTTAGGTGCACAAGGTACGGTATATGGTGGTTTTGTTTGCTATCCTAATGGAGTAACCTCATCAGTTTTAATTATAACAGGTAGTGATAATATTAATATAAATTCCGATATCATGGGACCAATTGGACCAAACATTGCATCGGTTCTATTAAGAAATACAGGTATTGTTAATATTACAGGGAGTATTGCTGGTTATACTGGTTGGGGGTTAGGTATTGATCAAGGTAATGCTGGAACTGTTAATATATCTGGAAGTGTTAGAGGTAATTACATAAGAATTGGTGGAGGTGCTAATAGTAATGGTATTATTATAGCTACAAACAAAACAATAAATATAATAGGAGATGTTATAGCAGATGTAGGATCTAATAGTAATGGTATTACGTGTAACGGAAATGTTAACTTGTCAATAATAGGAAATGTTATCGCGCGCGGAGCATTCCAATCTATTACACTTTCAACAGGTACTTCGACATTAGCTATTACAGGCAGCGTATATCAACTACCCACAGCTACTTCAACAGCTAATATTAACATAGGAGGTACTAGGTGTGATGTAAATATTTCCGGAAGTGTTTCTGCAGGTTTAACCGGAGTTGCAATTAACCATGCAACTGCAGGATCATCTAGTATACAAGGTTCGATATCTGCATCTCTTGGAGTTGTTGGTGTTGCCTTTACTTCAGCAACTCATATATTAACAGCAACAGGTCCATTCTACAACGTAAACAATCGCAACGCAGTATATGCTATAAATTTACAACTGCTATCAGGTTCAACCACATCTTGGACATTTGATACAGAAACAGCATTAGAACAACGTACACTTTACACAGCAGATTTCCCAGGTAATTTTCCTTCCGCTTCAAATGTACGACAAGGCGTCACGTTTGGAAACATCGGACAATTTACAGGCGTAGTGGCATTGCCATCCGCATCAAATGTATTGCTAGGTGTCCCGGTAGGCAATACAACAGGATCTGCATCATTTAATACGCAAAATGCTTGGAGTGTTGCAACCTCAAGTTTAACGGCAACAGGAAGCATTGGAGAAAGATTACGTAATGCAGCAACTGTTGCTACCGATGCTGCTTCAATAATAACTAAAGGAACATTATAATATGGCAACAAGATATGCAGTAGCAAATGGAGCATGGAGTAGTGGTTCTACTTGGGATAATGGTGCCGTACCATTAAATGCGGATGATGTATTTGCAAATAATCGTACCATAACGATAAATCAAAACATCACTGTTAACAGAATTACTAATGCTCAACCCAATATATACGGCGCCGTTAATGTTCCGGATATCGCTACCCCGATAATGACCTCAAATACAACGCCTTCCGGAGTTGCGTTTGCTAACGGATCAACTGGTGCAAATCTACCATGGCGAGCGTTTGATCAAAATACTGGTTTAACATGGCAATCAAGTACAAATAATACCGGAATAATTGGCTATCAATTTACAAGTGGAAAGATCATAAAACAATATGCATTTTTATCATGGACTGCTAATAATTTTAATCCGCGAGATTGGACATTTCAAGGAAGTAATGATGGTATTTCATATACTACAATAGAAACAGTATCTGCATTCACAACAATAGCAAATACTTGGTACGTACGAAACGTTTCTGCAAATACTACATCATACATATATTACCGAATGAATATAACAGCTGTCCAAGTACTAAACAATACACCTATCGTACCGGAACTTCAAATGACTGAAAGTACTGGCAGCGTATATGCATCTGGTTCTGGCGGTTCATTTTTACTTAACAATGGTATTACATTAACCGCAACATTCCCAACGGGCGGAATAGTACCATTTGCTGCATTAGCAACACCATTACTAATCATATCAGGAACTAATTCGGCAACAATTGTAGGAGATATGTACTCTACTGCAGCTGCAGCCAGTAACTGGCCCACCGGTGGATTTGGAGTTACACTGTTGATGTCACAATCAGCTAACGTAACCATAACAGGCAGTGTAAGTGGCAATAGTGGCATAAACTCAGCCGTCGGTATCAATCATGCAAGTGCAGGAACATTGAGAATCCTAGGAAGAGTTTATGCAGGTGCATCACAAGGTAGTGTCAATCTACATTATGGTATTATCATGTCAACTGTGTCTGGATCTACTTACATAAACGGAGGGGTAACTGGTACTACTAGTGGTACAAATGCCGGAGTTATCTTAAATGCAGCAAACCAATATTTAGAAGTAACAGGAAGTACAACTGGCCCTGGAGGCGCTGGACTTATTGTATGTGGCGGTGTTGGTAATGCTCGAATAAATGTTTCTGGAAGTCATATCGGTACATCTGGAACATTTTTATTTGTGCCACAAACAGCTACAGGTATATTTAATATGGTAGGCGAGATACTAGGTCCGGGTATTTTTGTTGGTGGGCCAATGACGTGTATAATAACAGGTAGTGTTACAAAAAATACTGCAACTACACCAATACAATCAACAGGTGCATCTACTATTATAATTGATGGCCCGTTAAACAATACTTCAAATGTAGACGGCCCTATAGTATCATCAACATCTACGAGTGCTACTTTAAGATTACGAGGACCATTTTTAGGATTTAACAATACAAACCCAATATTCTCACCACGTATTCAATTGTTTAACAATTCAACTCCATATTATGAAATTCAATCAGATACATTTCCACGTGATGTGGTATTTTATGATGCTGCATTTACCTCTAGTTTACCCGCACAATCCAATGTAAGATCAGGAAGTATGTATGGTGGTTCAAACGAATTCTCTGGTTCAATGATTATACCATCCGCATCCAATGTCCGATATGGAGTACCGATAGATGCAACTACAGGTTCAGCCGTATTAACACCCCAAAACATATTTGATTATGCTATATCATCATTAACAGGATCAAATACAATTGGATCACGTTTACAAAATATTTCAACAGTACAAACCACAGCAGCAACTATTGCTGCCTTTAAAGGAAAATAACGTATGCCAAACAGATGGGCCATAGCATCAGGTAATTGGAGCAACGCAGCTATATGGAGCGGCAGTTTAATCCCTACGGCTTTGGATGATGTGTTTTTAAATAACCAAGTTGTTACGTTAGACCAAAATGTAAATGTATCTAGCATCAGAACTGCAGCAACGGGAAGTGCTATAGCTGGTGGGAGAATTGAAATTTATAATAACTTTAACATATCTGCTAGTTTAATAAGAAATACAGTACAACCAACTACTCTTATTTTAAATTATGGTACGGGCAGTATTACCATAACATCTGCATTAAACTCAAGTAGCGGAAATGAAGATTTATGTTTAAATAACGTAAACAATGGAACAGTTAATATAGTAGGTAATGTTTTTGGCAGAACTGGAACAGGCGGCTCAACCCCAGCGATAGGTACTGTAGTAAACTCATCTAATGGAATAATTAACGTAATAGGAAACATTCGACATGATGTTACAGCGGCAGGTAGTGGAATAACGGCAATATATAATTTACTAAATGGTGTTATTAACATAACAGGCAATGTATTAGCTGGAAGTACATCAGGTGCAGGTACAATAACAGCGGTTGCAAATGTTTCAACAGGTATAATAAATGTAACGGGAAACATTATAGGGGGTACAACCACCGGTGGATTTTTTTCTCAAGCAATAGGAAATTCGTCAATTGGACAAGTAAATGTAACAGGAAATGTTACAGCAAATTTATGGCCTGCAATAACATCAACCACTGCTGGAATAATCAATGTAATAGGACAACTAGCTGCATCAACATCATCAAATGCAATCTCATCGACATCAACCACAGCAACCAACATATTCTCTGGCCCACTCATCAACTCAGGTTCGCGTAATGCAATATATTGCTATAACGTAGAATTATACGATGATGTTACAACACGCTACACCATAGGAGTATCTGGATCTACTAATACAATTTCACTCGTATCACCAGATCAAGTTACAGGTGTACCTTCGGGTTCAAATGTACGTCGAGGAGTAATTTATGGACCCGGCTCTGAATTAACAGGCTCAATGGCAGTTCCAGATCCTAGATCCGTGTCAATAGGAGTAGCAGTAGACGGTACCGTCGGAACGGCAATTGTAAAACCAGAAGACTTATGGAATTATGCGGTAACGGCACTTACAGCTTCAAACAGCATCGGACAACGTTTAGCTTCAACATCTACATCAGCTTCTACGGCTGCAATTATTAACACATTTGGATAATTGAAAACGTTTTCATATAATAAAACAAAAAGGATAACAAGTTATGACCAGAAAACTGGATAAAGAACATTTAGACGAATTACAATCATTACGTGATCAATTTAATAAGATTTGCGGAATACTAGGATCAATAGCAATAGAACGATTTGCTATAGAACGACAATTAGAGAATCTTAAAACTGAACATGATCGCTACATACAACAATATGGAGAACTTCAACAATCAGAAGAACAAATCATAGAAAAACTTAGAGCACATTACGGCGAAGGTCAAATTGATTTAGCACAAGGCACGTTTACTGCAGACAACGGTTTGGTTAAGTAATGCCATATTTATTTAAAAAAATCATAGGAGTATAACAATGGCAGAAAGAATAGTTTCGCCTGGTGTATTTACGACAGAAACAGATTCATCGTTTTTACCAGGTGCAATTCAAGCAATAGGTGCAGCAATTATAGGACCAACTGTAAAAGGTCCTGCATTAGTACCTACACAAATTAGAACTTTTACAGAGTTCCAGGCAAAATTTGGTTCATTTACAGATGAATCATATGTACCATTTACCGTACAAGAATATTTACGAAATGGCCAAGTAATCACAGTAACGCGTTTATTGTATGAAGATGGATATTCATTAAGTAACGGTGCATTAGCAGTAGTTGCCCAATCCGGTTCAGCAAAATATGTAACTCATGTATTACATCCAACGGTTTCAACTCTAGGAGCAGGCAGTTCAGTATCAGCAAATTATTTTGAAGACTCCGTAATTAACAATTTTCAATCAGGTAGTTTTGAAATCAAAGTATCTGGTTCTTATACGCAACAAGCAATTAACGGAACTACACCTTCATTCCTAGTAGGTAATGGTGGTTCTATATCAGCATCAATTGTTTCAACAGCAAACAACTATGTTGGTACAGTATTTGGTAAAAATCCTAAATCATTGCAATATCCAGTATACGTACAATACGAAAATAAAACAGCAACCGCTTTATTCAATAATCTAGGAAATGTTGCATTATCATTAGAAAAAATTCCAACATATGAATTTGCTGAAGATTATAAAGTTGCAACAACACCGTGGATTACATCACAAAAGATTGGAAGCAATGTAATTAATTTATTTAGATTTCATACTTTATCTCATGGTACATCAGTTAACTATGAAATTAAAGTTGCAATATCAAATATTAAAACATCTAGCGAAGTAGCAGATCCAGCAGGATATGGCTCATTTACAGTAACATTGCGACGAGTTAATCAAAACGGCATTGCAAATTCACCATATACATCTAACGATACAGATGAAGCACCAGATGTTGTAGAACAATCATTTGTCAATGTCAATTTGAATCCAAATTCAAGTCGATATATTGAAAGAGTAATTGGTAACCGTTTCCAAACTATTAATTCAGCAAACGAATTAGTGCAGTCTGGAGATTATCCAAACTTATCTCAATATGTTAGAGTAGAAGTTGATTCAGCTGTTGCAACAGGTACTATTAGTAACACATTGATTCCATTTGGGTTCCGTGCAATTAATTCACCAATACCGAATGTATCTGGATCAGTTAACTTGGCGCCAGTAACATATAAAACCAATCAATTGTCAGGAACGCAGTTTAATTCTTCAATGCATTTTGGATTTGATTTTAAAAATCTTGCAAATTTAGCATATTTAGCTCCAATTCCGACATCAGGATCATCAACTGGTAGCAATTCTGATTTTTATTTAGGAAATGTATCTCAATCAGCAACTGCTAATTTCCCAACAACTGCACCATATAGTGGTTCATTAGAAGCTGCATTGACTGGTGGAACTTTTGCAACTAACGTTAACATTGAAACAAGAAAATTCATTGTTCCATTCCAAGGAGGTTTTGATGGTACTCGTCCTAACTTGCCTAAATTTAGCGGAGCAAATATAACTTCAACAAATACATTTGGGTTTGATTGTAGCACAACATCGGCAACAGGAACAGTAGCATATCGTAAAGCATTGAGTTTGTTAAGTAATACAGATCAATATGATATCAACATGTTGTTAACTCCAGGTATTATTGATAGTTTGCATTCATCGGTAACTGCAGAAGCTAGAAATTTATGTGCAAATGTAAGATTTGATACATTTTATGTAATGGATTCAAATGCAATAACAGACAGTATTTCATCTGTAGTAAGTCAAGTAACTACGATTGACAATAATTATACGGCAACATATTGGCCATGGTTGAGAATTGTAAATCCATCAAACAATGTTCCAACTTGGGTACCACCATCAGTAGTAATTCCAGGTGCATTAACATTTAATGATACAGTTGCTGCTCCATGGTATGCGCCAGCTGGTTTAACTCGAGGAGGTTTAACTACGGTAACCGGAACATATCAAAACTTGAATCAATCAAATCGAGATACATTGTATGAAGCTCGTATTAATCCTATTGCGAACTTCCCTAATGAAGGAGTAGTAATTTGGGGTCAAAAGACACTACAAGCATTGCCAAGTGCATTAGACCGAGTAAATGTACGTCGTTTGTTAATTACGGTTAAGAAATTTATTGCATCTGCATCTCGTTATTTAGTATTCGATCCAAATGATCAAACTATTAGAGATAAATTCTTATCAATAGTTAATCCATACTTAGATCAAGTTAGAGCACAACGTGGTTTGACAGCATTCCGAGTGGTAATGGATAATACAAACAATACACCACAAACTATTGATCAAAATATTTTGTATGGTAAATTGTTTTTACAACCAACTAGAACGGCTGAATTTATCATATTAGATTTCAATATTCAACCAACGGGCGCAGCATTCCCTGAATAGTTGAAAAACTTTTAATTAAAGGCAGGATTTCGGTTCTGCCTTTTTTACTGTAACATATATTTATAATAAAATTATATTGAGGAAAATTAAATGGCATTACAAGATCAAGTGAATCCGCAGTTAACCGATTTAGGTACATCTCCGGAATTTTATAGCAATGCATTTTCATGGGAACCTGTCAAGGCGCATCAGTTTATTATGGCTATTGGCGATATTCCAGCTTTTTTAATTAAAGCATCTGCAAAACCTAGCATAGCAAACGGTGAAATTACATTAGATCATATCAATGTACAAAGATATGTAAAAGGTAAATCGGTTTGGAATACAATTACAGTATCACTTTATGATGCAATTGTTCCACGCGGTGCACAGGCTGTAATGGATTGGATTCGTTTACATCATGAATCTGCAACAGGTAGAGATGGGTATTCATCATTTTATAAAAAAGAAATTAAATTGCGTCAACTTTCTCCATTAGGTGAAGTTATTGAAGAATGGGTATTAAAAGGTGCTTATATTGTTGATGCAAACTTTGGATCGTTAGATTGGTCATCTGAAGAAGTTGTTATGATTGAAATGACACTTCGATATGATTGGGCTTTCTTAAGTTTCTAATTATTGAAATCATATTGAAATGGGGGCAAAACACCCCCATTTTTCATGTTCAATCATATTTATAATAAAGTTATAAAAAGGAAAATATGACACAAGTAACAAATCGGTTATCTAAACAAGATATTATTGATATCGCAAAACGAGACTATGAAGCATCACAACGTAGTATGCTTCCCTCTGAAATTGTAAATTTACCTAGTAAAGGATATTTGTATCCGCAGTCTAGTCCATTAAGAACTGGCCAGATTGAAATGCGATACATGACAGCATATGATGAAGACATACTAACAAATGCATCTTATATCAAAGAAGGGGTTGTTTTAGATAAATTGCTAGATAGCTTAATTGTTACAACAGGAGTAACTATTGCCGATGTTGCTCAAGTAGATAGAGATGCGTTGCTAATACAAGCTCGTATATTATCATATGGTGCAGAATATCCAGTTATAGTAACAGATCCAAAAACTAAAAATTCTTTAAATAAAACAATTGATTTAACTCAATTAACTCACAAATCTTTTGACTTAGAATCTGATGATAATGGAGAGTTTACATACCAAGTAAAACTTTTATCGGAAACATATGAACTTAAGTTTGCATTTTTATCAATTGAACAAACAAAAAAAATATCAGAAAATAATACAATTTCTGATTTATTAAAAAATATGATTCGCCAAGTTAATGATTCCAGAGACTTGCAAGACATAGAATCATTTATACGATATAAATTTTTAGCTCGAGAAGCAAAACAATTTAGAACATATGTATTTGATAATATGCCAGGTGTTAATTTAGATTATGAGTTTGAAGGTGAAGACGGAGGCACCTTTACTGCCGGGTTTCAAATTGGATCAGACTTTTTTTGGTTTTAACGTTAAAGATCGAGTAAAACTACATAAAAATCTTTTTGATATGATGTGGCACGGCGAAGGCCGGTGGGATTGGAATACTGTATACAATATGCCAGTATTTTTACGTAATTTCTGGATTGACTCAATCAATAAAATATTACAACCAAAACCTACCAACAAAAAGAACCTAGCAACTATGCCTGTACCCGTAAAATCTTAACAAAACATATTTATAAGTATGAATGAGTACACTCAACATATCATTTCTAGATTAAAGCAGCAAGCTCGCCACGGAACATTAGTAGGAGAATCTGACGAGGAAAAAAATGCTAGGATTCAAATCGAATCGCAAACAAAAAATGCCGAAAAAACAACTAATAGATTAAAATCTGTATATGATGATTTAGCAAAATCAATTGATGGATTAGCAGCATCAGAAGCGGCTCGAGCAACCGGCATTCAAAAAGCCATGAAAATTCAACAAGAATTGGCTTCAAAGATTCAAGATATAACCAAATCAGCTAACGTATTAGCTCAAAGAAATGCACAATTACAAAAATCATTCGGACTTTCAACATCTGCTGCTGCTAAGTTAGGATTTGAATTAGATTCAACGGCAGCTTCAATGAAAATATCTAGAGCACAAGCTGAGGCTAATTATAAAGCAATTAGTAAATTAACTGGTGGATTTGGACAAAATGTTAAAAGTTTACAAAAACTAAATCAATATTACGTTGTTAATCGAGGTTTAACTCAAGATGCTGCAGATGGATTACTTACATTTTCTGCTAATCAAGCTAAAGTCGATGAAAACGGCAAAATATCAGAACAATCATTAATTAAACAAAATGAACAACTTAGATTTCAATTTGCTGCAGTAGAAGATGTTTTTAAAGTAAAAGGTGCACAATTAGAAATTGAAACTGCAATTGGTACTGCAACATCTAGAACTAGATTAGCATTTAGTAAATATCCCGCACAGTTAGGTTTAGCTGTCATGAAAGCCAAAGCATTAGGTTTAGAATTAGAAGATTTAGAAACAGTTGGCGATAATTTATTAAGTATAGAATCTAGTGTTGGCGAAGAGTTAAATTATCAATTACTTACAGGGCATCGTTTAGTAGATAATAATCAAAAAAGCTTAACTAATAAATACAGAGAATTATATTTATCGGGTAAATCAGAAGAAGCGGCTCAAACATTATATGATATAATAGATAAAGAAGGTGACACGTTAGAAAACAATTTGTTAGCACGAAAACAGATGGCTAAAGTATTAGGTGTTGAAGAAGATAAAGTTGCAAAAATTGTTGAAAAACGCAAATTGATGAAAAACTTAATCGACGAATCAACTGGCAAACCATTATCCGTAGATATTTTTTCAAAAACTGGAAAAGAATTGCAAGATTATCTTGCTAAGAATACCAAAGTTACTACTGAAACACTTGAACAAATAATGGCAGAAGATAAAAGTGTAGAACCTCCAGACGAACGTACGGCTCGAATACTTGAAAGCTTTGAAGCAAATGGCATTAAATTACAAATGGGCACAGCAGAAGGAGCAGAAAAATTAATAACTTCAACTGCAGAAGCTACAAAAAAAATGGTTGAAGACTTTGGTGTAACGATGGGAAAAGGTTCTCAATTTCAAACATTTATATCAGGTTATGCTAGAACGATTGGTGATTTATCAATTGAATTTGAAAAATTTAACAAAGATGATGGTATTATTAATTCATTATTCAAACTAGAAAAATCAGTAGGCGGAATGGAGGCGGCGGTAGCAACATATGCCGAAAAAGCATTAAGTGCTGTTATAGATAACGCCGGACCGGCATTAAAGAATGCATTCGGTGATGCTGCAAATAAAATAGAAAACATGACCGTAACTAATCTAAATACCGGAACTGCAATAAAAGACGATGCGGTCATGATTAATGATGGTATACGTTTTAACCCTCGCGATAAATTTAGAACGATTAACGACGGAATGACAGTTGCTGGAACAAACGTCGGAGGTTTAGATCGTTATGCAGCTCAATTAGAAAAACGAGACAGAACATTTGAACAAAATATGAGTAGAATGGTAGCAAATATGGCGTCAACTATCACTCAAGCAATAGAACGAGCCAATTTAAAAATCAATATTGATCGTAGCTTTGGTGGTACATCAATGAATCCACGTGGTAAATACGGAGCATAATTATGAATAATCCAACAATAGGATATCCAGGTTTTTCAATTACTCGACCATATGGTAATCTATTCACATTTCAAAACAATGTTACTGCATTATCTGATTTTGATAAAAATCCTAGCGAAGTAAATCCTCGTAGATTAAACATATCAACTGTAAGTGTTTCGCCATTAGGCATAACATACCCTGGAGTATTAAATTCTACATACGTTCAACAATGGCGAGATTATGCAATTAATTCTGCATCATACTCAACTCCAGCTGGTATAGAAAAATATGGAAATTCTGCCGTTGCAACGCAGGCAGGAACTTTAAATACTAATAAATCTGCTACACGTGCTTTAGCAGGATTAGGAAATCAAGCAGTTAGAACGGCACTATCAATAGGAGGATTTCCTAGCTATACACCATTCTCCGGAAAAGTTTATGAAAATCTAGGTTTTCGATTACCTACATATGCAACAACGGGCATTAATCAATTAAACGATAAGTATTTAGGTGCACCAGTACCATATTTAGATTTCCGCGCTAGAAAAACAACTCCAATTGGTCAAGTAATTCGAGATGCATTTAGTAATGTAGGAGCAGCACAAGCCGGCGCATTTATCGGCGGTAGTAGTGGAGCATTAATTGCTCAAGCAAATTCTAATCAAACTTTGTCTGATGAAAATTTAATTTCATTGATTGATAGACGGTATGATGGTGCGTCTGCTGCATTACGCGGATCTGGAATTGCAACATTACATGCAGCTGCAAGTACAACTACCGGGATATACTCATTATTTAATTTAGATACAGTATATGGTTGGGGTCAACAAGATGATCCATATGCAATACGAAATGATTATACATTGCGTTCTAGTATTGCAAAATCAATTAAAAACACAAATACAGTATATAAAAAAATACTATCCGGACTAGAGTCAGTATTGCCATTCCGAGGCGATCGAGTTAATGCAATAGATTTTAAGAAACGCACTTGGCAAAATTTATATCAATGGGCTGAAACAGATTTCACTCTAGGTGATGATACGACAGCTGGAAAAAAATTAAAAAAATTTAGACAATGGACGGATCGAGCTGCAGAAAAATTAGGTGTTAATCCATATGGTAATACAAAAGATTTTATTAAATTCTTTTTCACAGCACCTGGTTTATATGAAGGAGCCCCCCCGGGAACAGAAGATTGGGCATTGGTATTTAGAGCAATATTAACTAGTTTTAGTGATCAATTTTCACCTAGTTGGTCTCCTATCAATATGGTAGGTAGAGCTGATCCTAATTATCAATATGGGGGTGTAAGTAGAGATATAGATTTAGGATTTACGGTATATGCAACAGATCGAGACGAATTGCGATTTATATATAGAAAACTAAATTATTTAGCCTCATTTACAGCACCAGAATATAATAGAAAATCATTATCTGTAGTTGCCCCATGGATACGTGTTACAGTTGGAGATTTATTAATATCACAAGCAGCAGTTATTAACAGTTTATCATATACATTTGTAGATGCAGATACAACATGGGAAATTAATTTTGAAAATGACCCAGAAATGATGCAAGTACCTCACAAAATAGATGTTTCATTAGGACTTCATTTAGTAGGAAATCAATTACCAGAAAAATTAGGTAGTATGTATTCATTAAGTAAAAAGTTTGATCAAAATGGACTTCCAATATCAACCGATTCAGGAACGGGTTGGTTGTATGATTCAAAAACTGTAACTAGAGCATCTAAAACTGGCGAATTTGAACCTGGTAAACTAGAACAATCGTAGGAATAATTATGAGTAGAAATATACCAACCGAAATAAAAACATCTCAAGGAATTCGCCGTTATAAAACTGAATTGTTAATTATCCCTCCGGCAGTAGATGATATTGTAATACAAACAACAAGCCCTGATAGATTAGATAAATTATCACAGTCATTTTATGGTACTCCCGACCTATGGTGGGCTATTGCTGCTATCAATTCAATAAAAGGAACATACGTAGTGCCTAGTAATACCATCATACGAATTCCAACTCGAGATAGAATAAGTAGTTATATCGAACAAATAAACACAACAAGATGAATATATTTTACACACAAGTTGATGCTAATTTACAAAAAGAATTAAATGCTCGAGGACAAGCTGGGTTTACGAGAGATACTGGTTCATTGAATTTCATGTTAGGCAAATTTGCTAACGTTGAATTAAGTGCATACGAAGGTCCAGGACCTGCAGTTGATGATTCTAAAAGAATCCATATATTAGGAGGTAATAAAATATGGTCTCGAGATTATTTAGCATATGGACAAGATGGTTTTCTAAATGCAAATAAAACAGTTAAACGTCCAGATCCAGATCTAGAATTAGATTGGGATTGGAATCCTCAAACAAAAACAGCTTTTCCTAGAAAAGGAGAAATTGATGTTCCAAATATACAATTACGTATACCTCCATATATTTCTAGTGCAGATATTCAAATCGGTGATAACTCAATGGGATTGTTAAATACTGCAAATGTTGTGATTGAAATTCCAAATGCTCAGCGAGATTTAGATTTAATGGAAGAATTATATATGCGTCCCGGACGTTATGTAAAATTAAAATTTATACACGATCAATCCACACTAGTTTCATTAGCAGAAACAAACGGATTACTTTCAGGTAGTATTCCATCAGATAAAAAATTAAAAGAACTTTATCCTAACGTAAATTTAGAAGAAAAGAAAACTGAAATACGCAGAATGAATCAAGTAGTTTTTGAAGGATTGATAACTAATTTTGATTTTTCATATCAAAAAGATTTTAGTGTTCAATTACAAATTCAACTACGAGGTACTAGTAATGTATTTACGGATGTATCAATGTTTATCGATGCACAAGGAAGTACTCCAAATAAAGATACTTCAAATCCTATAGCAAATCCAGAAAGTTACAATGCATCAATAAATTTTTCAGAACAAGATAAACAAACCGATACTACAACAAATCAGCCAAATAGAGTATCATTTTATAGTCAGTTATATAACGAAGTGGAAAAAGATTATGAAACTTCGTTTAAACAAGCATTGCAAATTTCATATATAGAATATCTAGATCCTAATACTAATGGCACACCAAAAACTATAAAACGACAATTAAATCGATTAGATAAAAAAACAGCAACAAAACATACAGATCAATATTTTTTATGCGGAAATGCATGGGATCAATCTACAGCAGAATCTGATATGTCAACGTTTCAACGATATATTACATTAGGATATTTAATTCAATTTATCAATGATAAAATTATAAGCAAACAAACTGGTAATACTGCTACAAATGCACAAATAATATGTTCTGATAAATTTTGTTATAGTAATTATTATCCAGATCTATGTTCAACAGATCCATTGAATATTTTATTACTTCCAGCTGATTCTAAACGTAATACTACCGAAGCATATGGTCTTAAACTAACTAAACTTCCAACAAGTACGACCCCTATAGTTCAAGCAAGAAGTTTTTTTAAAAATACAATATCTGCAAATAATGATTGGAATGGATTTACGGGTACATCGGAAGAAAAAATTAATAAAACATATCCATCTAGGATATTCATTAATTTAGAATTAATACAAGATATTATAACATCTTTAGAAGCATCTGGAAATGAATCTTTTAAAGTATCTGATTTTTTATCAGAAATTAGTTTGGCAATTTTTAATGCAACATCTGAAGCAATTAGTTTAAAATTAATAACACATCCTGAAGATCAAACTGTATTAGCATTTTATGATGAAAAATTTATCGGAACTGCTGATGACAAAAATGGAGTAAAAGCATATACAATTCCAATGTCATCCACAGGAACAATTGTTCATGATTTTCAATTGAAAGCATCGTTGCCAGAAAATGTTTCATCATTATCATATGTATTAAATCAAGATCCAGAACGTATATCAACGGAAGATATTGCACCATATATTAATTATATGTATAATAGCAATGATCCTACAAAAGTAACCCAAGCACAACAAAAATGGGCAGATAAACATTTTGAATTTAAAAATGCATTAACTATTGCAAAAATAAAATTTGGTGAATCAATGACAGATGTCACATTAAAAGATGCATTAGATAAAGCTCAGCGCGCATATATGCAGTACCCAACTCCAAATATCCAATCGTCTATACAAAGTATTGCGCCTATAATTCCATTTGATATATCATTTACGATTGATGGAATTCACGGATTTAGATATGGAGATGTTTTAACATTTGATGTACTACCACAAAAATATCGAATCAATACGGTATTTAGTATTGTAGGAGTTACGCATCAAGTATCACAAGATAGCACTTGGACAACTGAAGTGCGGTGTATAATGAGACCAAAAGTTAGCGGATAACATGAGACTTAAAATAACATATTTACCAGATGAAATTATCAATAACTTATATACATTCGGTAAAGAATGGATGACTACAAACAACATTGAATATATTGGATTATATCATAAGTATAGTACAGGTGAAACATATACTGAAGGTGTTTGGGATTCTAAAAAATCAATTGAATTAATTCCATATGAAGACACAACTGCAACTAAGTTTCAATATAAAAATTTAAAGTCAATAAATACTAAATTTATAACACCAACTCAATATCAAGCAGAAAACTCAATATCTATAAATCAAGAACAAATACAAAGATATTTTTTACAAAGAAAAAATGACTTATCTAATATCATTGAAATTGATTCTAATCAGTTTGATTTATATAATAATAAGCAAATTGATACAAACTTATACACGGCAGTTAGATTAATATGGTATATATCTGGCAATGTAGATGATGTTATTATTAACAATAGTAAAAAATTAGGTGTTGTTTCAAAAAATAGAAATGCTGTTCATAATGCCGAACAAAGAATGCCTGGAATTTCAAAAAAATTATCAAACTTATTAGAATTTTATACAGATACAGATTTTGTAGTACCGCGTGATATAAATCTTGGATAATTGCAATTTTTTTCATATTATCATAGTATGATACTAGATCACGAATCTGACGTAATGTCCTTACTCGATCGTATCCAGAATACTAAAATGTTAGTTGTTCCTATATTTTCTAGCCCAACTATACATGTTTCTCAGAATCCATTAGTTGCAATATACATATATTCAGAAACAGAAGATGAATATATTGTTCCGATGCGGCATACCGAACAAGTACGGGGGTTTCTAGAACTTGTCCCAAGGTTTTTAGAATTAGAAAATATCTTTATCCATGATAAGAAGCAGTGGCTTCAAATAGGCGGAAAAGATGCTGTATGGGATGTAAAGACTTTGTGGTGGTATACTTATAATGAAGCATATGAAGAAGCACATTATCCAACATCAGCACATCAATTTTATTGGAGGCGTCATGCGGCATTAGCTCACGTTAATGCAATAGTGCCTTTACAAAAACATTTAGAAATGTGTCAAAAGATTCGCCATTATGCTTGGCCAATGTGTGTCAATGCAGAAATGTCTGATTCATTTATTAAGTTTAATGCAACATACCCGCGTGTATTTGCTAATATAGAATCAGCAGGTCTTCAAGTTAATGACGAGTTTAAACTTCCGGATATAGTAAAAGATAAACGTGTTTATTCACAATACAATTATCATACCATAACGGGACGTCCTAGTAATGCATATCGAGGTTTTAACTTTGCAGCAATGAATAAAGAAGATGGAACTCGTTCTGCATTTTGTAGTCGTTATGAAAATGGTGCACTTGTAGAAATGGATTTTGATTCATATCACGTTAGACTCATTGCAAAACTTATTGGATATGAATTGCCTAAATCGTCAATACATGATTATTTAGGACAATTTTATTTTGATGTAGAAGAATTAACCGAAGAACAACGTGCAGAAAGCAAACAGATTACATTTAGATTACTTTACGGAGGAATCGATTCAGAATTCTTATCAATACCATTTTTCCGGCAAGTAAATACATTTATATATGATTTATGGGCTAAATGGAAATCAAAGCATTATGTAGAAACGCCTGTTCTTAAACGGCGCCTAACTGCAGATGCATTAAAGACAATGACTGCAAATAAATTGTTTAATTACTATTTACAAGCCCTAGAAACAGAAGTATCTGTACAAAAATTGCAACAAGTACAAGACATATTAAAAT